AGAAGTTCCTGAAGTCACTTGAGAAGAAGGAAAAGCCCAAGCTGAGTGGACTCAAGGAACTCACGGTAGGTGAGTTCTTACAAGCAGCGAACTCGTTCATGACTATCGACGTTGACGCGATGTTCAGCGACGCTGCTCAAACCGAGTGGACCGTCTGACATCACAAGGTTGGGCTGGGGTACGGGGGTCCCAGCCTTTCCTGATGATGTTAGGAGGTGAGCCTAGACGTAGTAAAGAAATCCGCTGCGTTCACATCATCTGAGGAGGGGTAGGAACAGGTGGTAATGGTGCCCTGCGGGACCTACCCCTCCTCGCAGAATTTACACAGACTTATATGAGACCCCCCTGTAATGCAACAGTGAGACCCGGGCACCACCCAGGCCCCTCTTACCTACCGACCTTACTCGGGGTCTCAAAGACAGGGTGCCCCACAAGGCATCCTGTTTTGTCTTCGCATGAAAAACACGTACTTAAATGAGGCCCCGGCCAGGATTGATAGAATCATCTTGGTCGGGAGCCGCAAGCGGACATGATCCCCCACCCTGCCAAGGGATCATGTTCTGTCTTTTTTGTCCTCGCAAACAAAACACGCCCTTAGATGAGACCCCCCTACTGAAAGGACACAGACATGTCCGCTGAAAGTATCGCCGTCGGCGCCATCACTGGTGCTGTAGTCGGCGTAGTTTCAACCATCGCTACCCACGTGATGCTCCAGAAGCTCCGAGAGAAGTTCACCGAAGAACAACTCAACGACTACTGGCACAACGCGTACAACGAAGGTTGGAACGCCGCCCTCAACAGCGCCGTCCAGGTGCGCCAGGCATACCAGCGACTGTTCGAATCCACTCACTCAGAGACGGAGGGAACAACCCTGAGGGCAGCCAAGAAGGCTGCATAAAGGAAGGGTAGCCCCCTAAACAAGGGCTACCTTTTTGACTTTGGAGGAGAGATGAATCTAAAACCTAGATACCACGAACGGTTCGACCCGGTGTTTCCTTGTCGGGTACTACATACCAGACACTGCCCAGCCATTTTAGACGCTGTGTGTGGCTCTGAGAGGGCCTGCGCACGCTTTGAGATGAGTCTGGTAGAAGCGGAAGACCTCTGGTTGCCGGAGATTCGCATCGATTACAAGGTCTGATATGAGACGAAGACGTTCATCGTATGCCGGGGTTCGATTCCCCGGACTTTGTTTCTGTCTCGCAGACAAAACATGGTCTTAAATGAGACCCCCTCAGAAAGGAAGCCACCATGGAGAAAGACAACATCACCGTGCCGGTGCACCTGCTGTACCTGGGACCCAAGGAATACATCGCCGCCTGCCTAGCCGCAGGAGTGCTGAGCTCCCTGGCGTACCAGGCCGGCAAGTCCGCCCAACGTCGATGGATCACCCGAATGGTGAAACTAGCCGCCAAGAAGGACTAGTCTCGTGAGGACGCTACCCGGCGTCCTCATTTGTTCGCATATCATGCACGGCCTTAGATGAGACCCTACCTAAGGAGGAACCGTGTTCCGAAACCTGGACCTCGTCGCCCTGTTCTGGCTGCTGTTCCAATGCACTATTGGAATGGTAGCCGCAGCACACCGATGGTTCCAGCGCTTCGCTACCCACGTAGACAACTGCCCAGGGTGTTAGAACGAAGGCCCTACGGGGCCTCTCGTTTTGTCTTCGCAGAATCTACACGGCCTTAGATGAGACCCCCATTAAAAAGGAGAGAACTATGGACACCCACGCCATCGAACTCCTCATCAGGGCCATGCTCGAGGAAGACCTCGGGCGGAAGCCGACCGATGAGGAAGTCAAGGCTGAGCTCCAGAAGATGCTCGACGAAAAGTGACCCTCAGGCTGTACCCCCACAAGGGGTATGGCTTTATGTTTTCGCAATCTATACACGTACATAGACGGGAGGCTACAGAAAGGATTGAAATGAGGACCGCCTATCAGGAACGCATGAGCAGATTGCTGTTCATCACGGCCTTGAGGGCTGAGCAATCCGAACGACGCCGAGCGTTTCAAGGAACTCTAGACGAGTTCAAGAATACCTCGACTGAGATCGCGATCAGCTGGTACATCAAGTCGCTCGAAGTGGCATACGCCATGTGCTACGGAAACTCATTCTACGACCCCGCCTAACCCTCTAACAGAATGCCCAGTCCCCCGGCATTCTGTTTTGTACAAGCCATGTTCTTTTTGTCTGAAAGGAGAAGATCGTGACACCCCTCTACGATCAGCTCGCTAAACAATATGCCATCAGAGAAAACAGCACGTTCAACCTGATGCCGAATCCACTACGCATCACTCAGAAGGAAGTGCAAGCCAATGAACGTCGAACTCTACCCGCACCAAGAGGACGCGGTAAGCCGTCTCGCCAACGGAAAAATTCTGTGGGGCGGCGTAGGCGTCGGTAAGTCTATCGTCGCCGCAACCTACTACATCAGGAATGAGGCACCACGTGAGGTCTTTGTTATCACGACTGCTAAGAAGAGGGATTCCCTCGATTGGAACAAGGAGTTCGCTAGGTACGGGGTTGGTACTCGACGAGATGCAACCGTGGCTGGTGTACTTACGGTCGACTCGTGGAACAACATCAACCGCTATGAAAGAATTGAAGGAGCGTTTTTCATCTTCGACGAACAGCGGCTTGTGGGTTCTGGGAAGTGGGTACGAAGTTTCCTTCGCATCGCGAAGAACAACCGCTGGGTGCTCCTCACGGCTACACCAGGCGATACGTGGATGGACTACGCTCCCGTCTTCATCGCTAACGGCTTCTATCGAAATCGCACGGAATTCGTTTCCGAGCACGTCGTCTACCGACCGTTCACCAAGTTCCCTCAGATCGATCACTTCGTCAACGTAGGACGCCTCGCCAAGCTACGTAACCAGCTCTTGGTGGATATGCCTTACCAGCGTCACACGGTGCGGCACAGTACGGACATCCACGTTGACTACGACCACGAAAGGTTCGAGCAGGTATGGAAGAAAAGGTGGAACGTCTTCGAGGGGCGACCCCTGAGGGATGCCGCCGAGCTCTTCTCGGTGATGCGGAAAGTTGTCAACTCTTCGGGCACCCGGCTAGCGGCTATCCATACCTTGATGTCGAAACATCCAAGGCTCATTGTTTTCTACAACTTCGACTACGAGCTGGCAATACTACGCTCACTTGCCAATGGTTCTACGAAGGTGGCGGAGTGGAACGGCCATCACCACGACCCGGTGCCATCGACTGAGAAGTGGGTGTACCTGGTTCACTACGCGGCCGGGGCGGAAGGATGGAACTGCACGGATACGGACGCGATGGTTTTCTATTCCATGCCATATTCGTACAAACAGTGGCATCAGGCACATGGTAGGATCGATCGGTTGAATACGCCCTTTACGGACTTATACTACTACCGTTTGATCTCAACTTCGCTGATTGACAAGGCGATTGCGAAATCGCTGGACTCGAAGAAAAGTTTCAACGAAAAGGCCTACATTAGGGGGCAAACTGGGACATAGTTGGGGCAAATCGGTACATAGGAGTGATGAAACAGGACAAACTTGGGTAAAACCAAGGGCGTTTCTGCCAAATCTGCCAAATCTTGGCTAAAAACTTTTTTGTACGCGCGATTTCAATATGTTAAAAAAACATATAAGACATATTGAGAACGCGTTTTTAAAAAAGTTTTTGGCCAAAATTTTTGGTTTTTGGCAGAATGTGGATGAAAAGGACAAGGAGACTCATGACCCCCCTCAGAGTCGATTGGGCCCAGATTTCTGGGTTTCTAGACTACTCTGTGAGCCTCACAGGAGAAGTTCGCAACGATCGCACAGGGCGAGTTCTTCGCCAGATTATGAATCAGTACGGAGCGCCGTACGTAGGTCTCTACCGAGATGGTGTTCAGTTCAACCGGGGCGTAGCCCTGCTTGTTGCTGTAGCGTTTCTCGAGCCACCACGACAAAAAGCCTTCGACACACCCATCCATCTCGACGGCGTCAAGACCAACAACCACATCAACAATCTTATGTGGCGTCCTCGTTGGTTCGCCATCAAGTACGACATGCAGTTCAAGCAGTTGCGAGGGTACAACAAGCCTGTCGAGGATGTGCAGACAGGAGAGGTGTACCCGACGTGTTGGGAAGCAGCCATAGCTAACGGGTTGTTGGCTAAACAAGTGTTGCTCTCTATTGTGAACGAAGAGCGAGTCTGGCCGACGATGCAGAGATTCCGCTTTTACGAAATAAAACATATTATACCGCATCAGAGACACGCACTTTAGTAGAAGGAGTGGAATGTGTTTTTGAGATTGGGGCTTCCATGTTAGAGAGTGTGTATCAAGCGCGACTCATCCGGAGGCTTCAAGAAATGTTTCCCGGCTGCGTCGTCATTAAAAACGACCCCCGTCAGCGTCAAGGCATCCCCGATCTGATTGTCCTGTACGGTGACCGTTGGGCCGCCCTTGAGGCTAAGGCATCGCCTAGTGCCTCGTTGCGTCCGAACCAGGACTACTACGTCGAGATGCTGAACGACATGTCGTTCGCAGCTTTCATCCACCCTGGAAACGAAGAAGGAGTTCTTCGTGCTCTTCAACTCGCATTCAGAGCTGAAAGGAACTCACGCGTTCCTCAGCGCCAGTAGCTACCACTGGATAAACTACGACGAGGACAAGCTCGCCCGCATGTACGTCGCTTCCATGGCGGCGAAGCGTGGGACCGAGCTGCATCATTTTGCCCATGAAGCGATCCGCCTCGGCGTGAAGTTGCCTTCGACCAGAAGGACCTTGAACCTCTATGTCAACGACGCCATCGGCTTCAAGATGACACCTGAACAGGTTCTTTATTTCTCACCCAACGCGTACGGCACGGCGGACTGCATCGGCTTCAAGCGAGGAGTGCTGCGCATCTTTGATCTGAAGACCGGTCTCGTCGAGGCATCGGTGCATCAGCTCGAGGTGTACGCCGCGCTCTTCTGCCTTGAGTATCTGATGAACCCGTTCGACATCGAGTTCGATCTCCGGATCTACCAGAACGATGAAGTTAGGATGTACAAGGGAGAGCCCGACGATATCCTGCACATCGTGGACAAGATCCGTGTCTTCGATAAAGTGATCAACCAGATCCGATTGGAGGCGACGTAGTGGACATTACTGAAGAAGACTACCTGATGCACTACGGAATCCTGCGTCGCTCCGGTCGATATCCTTGGGGATCAGGAGGCAACGTCTCCTCTCCCCGCACCTTCCTCGAGTCAGTCGAGAAGATGCGCAAGGAAGGTCTCTCTGAGACTGATATCGCCAAGGGTTTCGGTCTGACTACGACTGAGCTCAGAGCGTCCAAATCGATCGCCAGGAACGCAGATAAGCAAGCCAAGATTGGCGAAGCTCAGCGCCTTCAGGATCGTGGTTGGTCCAACGTAGCCATCGGTAAGCGGATGGGCATCCCAGAGTCCACCGTGCGTTCTTACCTGGCTCCAGGAGCCAAGGACAAGGCTGACGTCCTTCACTCGACAGCGCAGATGCTGAGAGATGAAGTAGCCAAGAAGGGCATGGTGGACGTCAGCATCGGCGTGGAACGCCTGCCTAGCGTTGGTGTCAGCAAGGAGAAGCTGGCCACAGCGGTAGCCATCCTCAAACAGGAAGGCTACGAGCTCCACACCATCAAGATCGAACAGCAGGGTACTGGGAAGCTGACTACAACCAAGGTTCTTGCTAAGCCTGGTACCACTAGGGCTGAGGTGTGGAAGAACCGTGGCGATATTCAGATTCCGGGAATGCACACAGAGGATGGTGGCCGTACCTACCACGGCATCCAACCACCGCTCTCTATCAGTTCTAAGCGGATTGCTGTTCGCTACGCTGAGGATGGTGGTGGGCAGGCCGACGGTGTGATCTATGTCCGCCGCGGCGTGAACGATGTGTCTCTGGGCGGTAACAACTACGCACAGGTTCGCATCGCCGTGAACGGCACGCACTTCCTCAAGGGCATGGCCATGTACCGCGATGACCTACCCGATGGTGTAGATCTGGTGTTCAATACCAGCAAGCACAACACTGGTAACAAACTCGACGCCATGAAGCCATTGAAGGATGACCCCGACCTTCCCTTCGGCGCAGTTATCAGTAGGCAGGTAACCAAGGATCTGCCTGGTGGTAAGAAGAAAGTCACCTCCTCGATGAACATCGTCAACGATGAAGGTGACTGGGAGAAGTGGTCGAGAAGTTTGTCTTCTCAGTTCCTGTCCAAGCAGAGCCCATCCTTGGCCAAGGGTCAGCTGGACATGGCAAGAGAGCACAAGCAAAGCGAACTCGATGAGATCATGAATCTCACCAACCCCACCGTTAGGAAGAAGTTGCTGTTGGCCTTTGCCGAAAGCGCAGACGCTTCGGTAGGTCACCTCAAGGCAGCGCATATGCCAAACCAGAAGACCCACGTGATTCTGCCGATCAACAGCATGAAGGACACTGAGGTCTATGCGCCTAACTACAAGAATGGCGAACGTGTCGTTCTGGTTCGTTTCCCTCACGGTGGCAAGTTCGAGATTCCTGAGCTCACTGTTAATAATAGAAATCCCGAAGCTCGTAGGTTGTTGGGTAATGCGTCTAGTGCGATCGGCATAAATCACAAGGTAGCACAACGCTTGTCGGGCGCTGACTTCGACGGCGACACTGTCCTTGTGATTCCTAACAACCATGGCCACATCAAGTCACAACCAGCCCTGTCTCAATTGAAGGGCTTCGATCCCATCGCTTCCTACCCTCCCTATCACGGCATGCCCAAGATGAGTGCTGCGACCAAGGGACATCAGATGGGTCTGGTGTCGAACCTCATCACGGACATGACTCTCCGTGGTGCATCAAACGACGAGCTTGCTCGAGCAGTTCGCCATTCGATGGTGGTAATCGATGCCGAAAAGCACAACCTGAACTACAAGCAGTCCGCCATTGACAACGGCATAGCCCAGTTGATGGAGAAGTACCAAGGCAAGAAGGGCGGAGGCGCATCTACTGTCCTGTCGAAGAGGAAGTCGACGGTAGATGTTCCTGAAAGAAAGCCCCGGTCTGCAGCAAAGGGTGGTCCGATTGACAAGACTACTGGAAAGCTCATGTTTGAGCCTACCGGAAGAACCTTCGTTGATAGGAACACAGGTAAAACGGTGGTTCGTACCACCAAGGTGAGGAAGATCCTAGAGACTGATGACGTTGGTACCCTTTCTTCAGGCACTGCTATGGAGAAGATCTATGTGGACCATGCCAACCAACTCAAGACCATGGCCAATGCTGCACGTAGAGCAGCGGTCAACACTAAGTCTTCTGTGTACTCACCCTCGGCAAAGACCGCCTATGCAAAAGAAGTGGCCTCCCTAGATTCGAAGTTGAATGTGTCTCTTAGAAACGCCCCACTCGAAAGAAGGGCCCAGGCTATAGCAAGTGCCCAAGTTTCCCAGAAGAGGCACGCAAACCCAGAGATGGAGGCCTCTGAGTTAAAGAAGGTCAAAGCTCAAGCACTGAATGATGCTCGTATAAGAACCGGTGCCAAGAAGACCCGTATCGAAATCACCGACTCTGAATGGGCAGCCATCCAGGCAGGAGCAGTAACCAGTCACAAGCTTAATGAGATTCTGAAGAACGCCGACATGGATCAAGTAAAA